ATTTCAAGAAGCATTTCAGAGTATCTTGATCCAAAAGTAATTCCCTCTCTAAAGTTTGCGCCTTGTCTTCCAGCAATACCGCCAAATCTTTCCTGTATTCTATTTGTCATTGCCAAAAGATCAGACCTTGGAGACATCATATCTTCAAGCTGGCGAAGATCTTCTCTCCCCTCTCTTAGAGAATTCCAAAACGTTCCTATAAAACCCGATGCATCTCTACCGTATCTCGCGCCCTCGGCCATGTTATTTCTAAATAATCTGGACTCTCTTGCTGCACCACCACCATCAAGGCTATTTGCAATTCTTTCAAGATTTGCCTGAACAGCAGGATCAGTTTGCTGTGCAGCCATAGCTCTAATCTGTGCTTCAGAGCTTTCTCTTAATGCATCAGTTGTTGCTGATAGCTGTGCAATTGCCTCTCTTAGAAGTTCTTCTTGTGTAGACATGAGTTACCCTCTCAAAGATAATTATTTAGATAAAAAGTTTCTCTACTTAAACTTTCTCTCAACAAATCCATCATCAGCTTCTATTGACTTCATCATTTCACTCATTTCACCCATCGGGATATCTCTTAGACCTTGTGATTCGTCCCTTGCTTTCTTCCTTGCATCTGCTTGTTTCTTTATTTCTTCTGATAATCTTTCTATAAACCAGCGTCGATATCTTACAGGCATTGATCTAATGTCAGAATATGACATGTTCATATGATATTGCAGTATGAAAGACTCTTCTAGAAAATCACTTTTTAAATTACGAACTTGGCCAAAAAAAGTTTGCGCCAATTGGAAGCGCTACCCTCCCGCTATAGGAGCAATGTGGGCATTCAATCCAGCCGCTCATATCTATTCCAGGTTCATTTTCTGATAAAAATGACCTAATGCTTCTAGAATCCATTGCAGGCATTTTTGAAACAAACTGTCTAATTGAATTTTTATCTTCAATGCCATCTATGGATACTATATGAGACTCTAGCCTTGATGTTACATTTTTCTCAACACCTTGGCCCCCAGTTAGTTTTTTCATTCTATCTAGAACTACTGATCTTTCAATCTCATCTCTTCCAGTTAGAAATCTAAGATGAACTACTTTTCCTGTTACTGGAAGCTTAAATTCAAATATATTCATCCCTTCTTGGACAGGCTTTACCTTAAGCCTTTTAATTTCCATTTCGCCTAAATTAAAAGTTTGATTACTTTGCTTTGCACAAGATTTGCATGTTGTAGTAACAGGATAATCAGCTCCATACCCTGTAATTCTAACAGATATCATGAGAGCATTTCGATCACCTATTAGCATATCATCTACGTTTATAGACTTATCTATTAAACAAGATTTTAAAAGATGCGTAATTACAGTTCCCTGTTTTATTAAAGCTTGAGAGGACAATATGTCCTCTTCTTGAGCAGTCATAGCTTTTATCTCTAAGAGCTTTTTTCCAAATAAAGGTGATCCTTCAGGATATACTTTTCCCTCTGACGGGATTGGCACTGCTTCTACTGGAACTTCCCAATTAAATTTTTCCTTGACAAGATCTTGTTTGTTTACAATATCATCCAATTTTCAATTTCCTCTCATTAAATTTATAGATTGAAATCTTTTTTGTAAAATAAAAAAACCCTTGCGAAGAACAAGGGTTTTTTAACAAAATATTTTTTTCAATACTGCAATACGCAGTTATCATATCTAATTTGAAGATCTACTGTAACAGGATTTGAATCGTTTTCATATGTAAGGCTTTGAAAGTTTGCAGACTTAATAAAAGCACCCTTTATATCCCATAGTTCAACAACCGTACCAATTGGATCAAGAAGTTTTAACTGAATATCTCTCTTGTAAAAGTCAGCATATCCTGCTCTTCCAGATACAGATTCGTAATGAGTTCTGATCCATTCCATTACCTGCTGTGCTCCAGAGGGTGCAATTGGATCATATAGAGATAATGACATCTCTTGAAACTGCATTCTTCCTGCTATGTATCTATAAGAATTTATGAACGGAAGCGCAAGCTCTTGAAAGTTCATCTGTGGTCTATTCGCCGTCTTCATAAGAAACGAATCTATGCCCTCTATAGCAAAGACCCATCTAAACTGTCTTTTTGGCTCAAACTTGTTTGGTAGCATTTCGCTAACTGAAAGTGTCTCTGCCATTTGAATAATCTCCTAAGTTTCTCAATTTATAAGTATAACGCTAATTGGATTTAAACACTATCAAAATTACCTGCGTTTGTGACGGTAAAGTCAAGTGCTACAAACTCTGCTGTTCGTGTTGGTTGTAAGAATATTTTACCCCTAATGGTATTATTCTCAATATCTGCTTGTGTTGTTGTTGTTGTATCTATTATAACCTTGTATCTATCTACACCGCTTCGCTGCTGAACATTTTGCATAATTGGCTTGACTAGTGCATTAAATCTATCAAGTGTTTCTTGTCTATTGGGCTCAAACAACATTGAATTTGCAACATTTTTAACTTTTCTTCTTATATCAATTAAAAGTCTTCTAACGTTAACTCTATCAAGTGCTGATGCATCTGCTAGCAATGTTTTTTGCCCCCATACGACTGGTTTTCCACCTTCGAATGCAGTTATTGGATTTATCTTTTCTTCATACAAGTCATCAAGATTATCTCTATTGAGAGTTAGTGCAGCTGATGTTATCTTAGATGATAGAGAACCTCTAGAAAAACCAGCAGGTGCAAACCACGGGAATGCTCTTGCATCGTTTAGTGCAAATGCTCCCAAGACTCCAACGCTTGGTGGAACCTGTAGAGATCCTCCTGTAGTAGGATCATTCATTATAAGATCAGGGAAATACGCAGCTGCAAACGATGTATCTAGCCCTCTTCCTGCAAAAGCTGTTGCAGTATTTGAAACATTTGGAACTATCATGTTCCCATCAGAGTCTTTTGAAGCAGTCATTACTGTATTATATTCATCTCTCTGATCTATATCCATAATATACATTGAGTCAAATCTACTCTCTATTGCGTCAATAGCATAATCGCTGACAGCTGATGATCTCATTCCCGGAATTGCAAGAAGTTTAATATCAACATCAGCTTTTACACCCATTATATCTATTGCCTTTCTAAATGAACCTACTGTTGATCCGTCAACTCCTCCCTGATTTGTACTATCACTCATCTCTCTTGATGCTGATGCACTATCTAGCTCATACTGGTCTTTATTGAATATATTGGTTCCATTAAATCCACCTTGCATGAGAGTTGTAAATTTAGCATAAGTCCTATTTCCCTGTACTGAAAGATCGGAAACTTCAAATGCCCTAGTTTTCTTTGCGTGATTTGTAGCAATTGACCCCTGTCTAATGTAAGATGCGCTATTCCACATATCTGTTTTTGCATATCCGTCAGATCCAGTAACAACCCTAATTCTCTCTAGGGTAAAAATGTTATTATTAAACTTATCACAATCAAGTATCGTACCGTTTACATCTGCAACACCTGGATTGTTACCTACAGAAAACTGAAAATCAGTTCCAACGGAAAATTGCGGGAAGAACTTTGTTCTACTTCTCATTGATTCATCAAAAGCAGCGTTAGCACTATTTAAACTTCTAAGCTCATTAACATCTAGAACATTTGGAACTAAAACATCCTTTACCCTCTTCGAAAATTGAACTCCCCAGAACAAGCTGGTTGATGCCTTTATATCGGTACTTGTTCCAGCTACTGGCTTCTTAATATCTTTTCTATATCTAATAGGAAGCTCTACAGCTCTTTGCCACACAGCAGAGTCTGTCTGAAGATTTCCTGCAGTATCACTATTCAATCCTGAATAGCTTATAAGCGGTCCTGATCCAGATGTAACAAGATGATCTGGTCCCCTGTACCCTACAGGTAGTGATTTATCTGGAATTGTTCCATTGTCAACAAGAGCAGCCATTTCAACTCTAATAAGAGGTGAGCTTCCAGCATGATCACCCTTTACGACGAGCTTTTGACTTCCTGCTGCTTGATCAAAATCAAAATAAACGTATTGATCACCTATTATTCTTGCAATATACTTTTCACTTGACGGATCAAGACTTAACCCTATCCAGTTTTCAACAATTTTTAAATCTGAATCTCTATCATCAAATTCTCTAACTATTAGATCGAAGCTTCCATGCTGATTTGATGCTGTATCACTAGCCGGCTTAATATTTCTAATTGAAATTTTATATTTTGAATTTAAATCATCGCCGTCGCCCCTGCAATGAACTCTAAATAGATCATATTTTGTTCCACCAAAGTCTTGTGATATAAAGAATGGTGTCCTAGGGTGTGAAAATCTATCTTGAAACGATTCATAGTTTGGAGTTACCGCTGCAGTATATGTGTCTCTTGCAGCAGAGCCAGTCAATATAAATCCAATATCATCGTAAAAATCACCATTTCCCCCTGATTCTTTTGCAAGCCATGGTGATGTTATTCCGCTTCCTGTAATTACTGCAAATGCAGGGTTGATATCATACCAGGAATAAAGCATGTGCCCCTTTTCTTCAATTTTTAAAGGATCTGTATTTATCTGTGGATGTGTGGCAAAATATGAATAATGAGAAGAATCAAATGATGCTGTAATAACATTTGGAGAATCAGATGTATTCTTGTGTCCGTTTAATAGCATAACAAATTCACCATTTGATAAATTTACAGATCCTGTTAGTGCTCCTTGTAAATTTGTACTTGATGCGTATGCTGTGTTTGAATTTGATGGCTGGCCGGTGTTTGCAGTACTATTTCCAGAAAGCTGTAGAACAACGCCAGACGCTGCCATTAAAACTCCCCTAATTATCGGTATTGCATCTGTCTTTGAAGGTTGAACTGAATCTAGCCCAGCATCTTCAAATATCATACTTCCTGCTGATGCAGACATAAAGCATCCAAGAAAATATGTTCTTCCTGCTTCACCGTAAGGATGTGCTGAATTATTTACAGCATATGTATTTGAACTAACTATTCCATTTGCCTGAACTTGATCACCTCCGACAAGATAGCCTGCATTTGCTACCTTTCCTGTTGAGTCACTTCTTTTCTTTCCATCTCCGACACCTAGAACTCTTAAGAATGTAAGTGCCTGTGCATTTTCAAGAAATGTATATACAGCAAGTGGACCAAATTTCTCACCATCAGTTGCTCCAAATACACTTATAAAATCCGAATATGATCCAACCGTAATTGGAACAAACGCTGGACCAGCGTTTGATGTACCCACAACACCTGCAGGTATACCAGATGGTCCCTGTTGTGTGGGACTAGAAAGATCTGTTTCTGTGGCAAAAACCCCTGCGCTTTTGTAAACTTTCTCGGCCATTTAAAGCTCTCCGTTCTATACTTATAATAACTATTAACTACACAAAATCTACACCCGAGTTTGTTATTATAAAATCTATTGCGATAAACTCTACTGCTCTCGTAGGAACAATAACTATTCTACCGTTTAAGATATTATTTATAACATCGTCTTCTGTATTATTAGATGAATCCATTATAACCTTGAACTGATCAATTCCTTGCTGTGACTGCACCGTTGATAATAGCGGAGTCACATCTGAAACAAATCTAGCTCTTGTCTCTGGAGTGTTTTGCTCAAAGACTATTCCTTGAGCAACTTCTGATACAAGCCTCTTGACTTCAAGAAGCATTCTTCTAACATTAACTCTATCAAGAGAGCTTTTTGCTATCTGTAGAGTTTTTTGTCCAAATATTACAAATCCAGCATTTGGAAATGATGCTATTGGATTTATTCTATTTTCATATAGGTTATCCCTATCATCCTGATTAAGCCTTACATCAGTGTTTGTAACAAATCCTAGAGATCCTCTGTTAAATCCAGCAGGTGCAAACCACGGATAAGATATAGAATCACTGTATGCTAGTGCTCCTAAGACTGCAACAGATGAAGGAACTGAAACCGGTCTGTTATTTATTTCATCTAGAATTCTAACATCTGGGAAATATGCTGCGGAATAATTACTATCTATTGATCTTCCTGCAAAGACTTGAGATGTTTTATCAACATTTGGCCTATTTGTACTATCTGCAAAGAGCCTAGTTTCATCTGCATCATATGCTGGAACATCCATTATATAAAATGCTTTTCCATAGCTGGGTAGCAATTCTGAAACATAATCTGTTAGTGCTGAGTCTCTTATTCCAGGTATTGCAACTATGTTAACACGAGATGTAACTTCGTTTGTTAATATTCTAGCTGCGGCTCTATATGAAAGAACTGTACAATTTTTATCTCCGGATCCAAATTCATTTGCGCTATTTACAAGACCTATATCAAGTGTTGCTCCTGATGCATACCCACCTGTATCTGCTGAGCTTGCCTTATCATTCATCTTAGCCATATTTGGATCTAAGATATTAAGTCCGTCAAACCCGCCTGCCATAATATTTGTAAATTTTGCATAATCTGAAAATTTATTAAAATAGACTGATGACGTTAGAGACATTAATGAGCCTAGACTTATTCTCTGGTTGTACTTGCTTCCGTCACGAACAGTGTATAACACTGGGTCAATTTCTCCGTTTCTTATGTATGCTGCATCAAGCATATGGTCTTTTGCAGATCCAGTAAGCTGTTCAGAAATTGAATTTGCAATATCAGCTGTATAAGATCCAGTTCCGTTGTATAGACATACCCTGTTAAGAGTAAACATATTATTATTAAATAGATCTGCATCAGATCCTGTAACAAGTGCATCTAGTTTTTTAATTCCTAAAAATTTTGTATAATTTTCAACTAGAGGGTTTGCAACAGATGATTCGTTTGATCTGTC